ATGAAACCTAATTATGTAGGAGTAGTTGAAAAAATTAGAATGTTAAGTATGTATCCAAAAATGCTAGTTCGATTCTCATTAGTAACACAGGACGAAACTATAAACTGTATCATCTCCAAATACGAGCTAGCAAATATGTTACTAATGCTACCCGAAAAATCTGAACTAGCTGTCTATGGTCATTTGAATAAACGAAATCAACTTGTCATTGATAAAATGCTTGTAAGGAAATCTTTGATTAATGTATAAAAAAGGCTACCTCTCGAAATTTGAGAAGTAGCCTTTTTTAATGGACCATACAGGACTCGAACCTATGACCTAACCGTTATGAGCGGTTGGCTCTAACCAACTGAGCTAATGGTCCTGAAAAGAGCCACCTTGGGGAGGTGGCTCCAGAGAAATTTAATAAGTGTATTCTTATTTTATATCAAAACTATCAATAGTTCAATGTTTGCCCTGGATAAATTAAGTTAGGATTTGATAGTCCGTTTAATGCAGATAAGGCTTGATAAGTAGTACCGAGTTTGGCTGCAATACTAGATAAATTATCGCCGTATTTAACCGTGTAGACATTACTTGTTGCCAATCCATTGACTTTCAAAACTTGACCAGGATAAATAAGATTTGGATTAGCCAATCCATTTAATGCCGCCAACGTTTGATAGTCTGTTCCGTATTGATAAGCAATGCTTGATAATGTTTCGCCATATTGAACCACGTGAGTAGATTCTGGTTGTTTATCAGGAACAACTGTTGCATCTGGTAATAGTTCAATATCGCCTTTACTAATCCACGACAAGATACCTTCAAGCAATACTCTGCTCTCAGTTACTTCTTGTACTTTATAGCTGTTTCCTTTTACCCATTGCGGAATAGCTTCACCAGTTGCCCAAACATCAACACTAAATTTCACTTTAACAGTGTCGCCCACTTTAACATCGGAACTTGGCGTATTTTCTACTTCTTCACCTGCATCAATTGCTGGAGTTTCGGTTTCTGGTTTGTCAGTTGCAGTATACCCGTTATCAGTAATACCTGTTAAGTCTACGTTACCATCTAACCCACCAGCAATATAAGTGGATGTAAATTGCCAAATTCCAACACCATCCATACTTGGGAAATAAGCATACAATGGTTCTGGCGTTACTTCATAGCTAGGATAGGCAGCAATCCATAAAGAATTAGGGAACTCTTTAATAATTCGCTGATAGTCCACATATTGTAACGTAAAAGGCTTGTATGAATAATACATTGGTGTATATCCTGCTTGTTTAATACGGCGCATACCATATAGGATTGTTTCCGTATTTGCGTTTACGTCAGAACTAGCGCCATGCTCAAAGTCTAAAGCAACGATGGAATTTTTAGGCGTTTGAATACGTGGCAAGAAATAATCCATCGTTGTTTTCGCAATGTCCATGTTTCCCCAAGTGTCATACCAAATATAGGTATGCGCACGTTTACCTTGGGCAATAGCACTTGCCACTTGCGTTTTATATGTGTATTGTTCATAAATACCGCTAGCATTGTAGCCACCAATCTGAGCAATAGCGAATTTATCATGTGCATAACCAAAACGACCCTGTTCGCCTTGATAAATCGCCCAGTCAACGCCTTGGTCACCTTTTGCAGCAAATACATTTAAAGGCATAAAAAATAGAGCGACAAGCGCTCCTACTAAAATTTTCTTTTTCATTTTTACTTCTCCTTGTCTTTTAAATTATATGCTGACACACCTGTTACTACTCCTAAAAAAGTTGCTATGGCATTAATAGTTAAAACAGCCATATCTGTTTGCTGCCATCCATAAGCTTTACCTAACGTGGCTACTAAAACAGATCCCGCAGGAAGCACCGTAAGTACTCCCCATTTGATAATTTTGTAATACTTGTCTGGTAGTATCATCCTTACACACCTCCTAAATATTTTGTAAATAAATAGACAACTACTGACACTCCTATGCCAGCAATTGTCCGCCAAGTCCATTTTTGATTTTCTTTTATTTCTTTGATGTCTTCTACATTATTTTTAGCAATAGAAAAAGCATGATCAGCCTTTTCTTTAGCATCTTCTGTTTTTTCCCTTAGCAATTCGTAGTTATCTAGCTTTGTTTCAATGCGTACAAGGCGCTCGACCATATCCTGAACAAGTTCATCTTTCACATAAGTTTCCTTCTTCCTTTAGCTAATCCGTAATACTTATAACACTTAAACATCCGCGAAGGTTCAAAACAGAGTAGCCCGTTTGATCAGAATTAACCTTAATTTCGATAATGTCTTCTGCTTCAACTTCATAAGTGTCAATGATGCTGCCTGGACAAATACCACTTTTTCCCATGTTGCACCGAGACCATACTGAGCCATTTTTGTGAACTTCTAAATTGCACCATCCCGCGTTAATGTTTGTTGCAAAAGACAGTGACACATTAAGTACACACTTTTTATTCACCACGATTTTATTATTTGAGATAGAAAATAGCTCGGGTGCCGTGTTCGTTTTTGTCAAAATCGGGATATTATTATAGCCCGCATTTTCAATTTTTAGCCCGTTTGTATTCGGCCAAAACGATATTAAAGATACAAAATTGCCTACGAATCCCCCTAAAGCCTCAAAATTTTCATTTAAAGGGATATTCCAATCCGCATCACCTTTATTAATTTTTTTAATTACTACCATATTAAGTTCCTCCTATTAAATCAATTTGAATAACTTTAAAACCTGAAATAAAACGATATTCAGTATCGCTGATGATCAACAGTTCAGGGTTTGACATTTGATACCCTTTTGGGACAAATACCTTACTGCCAAAAAGGTTTAAATGCTCTACTGTTGAAGGAATCTGTTTTACTGTGCTGGCCCCTGCCCCCGTTGGTTCTGTGGCAGCGCCTACTAATCCTGCACCATATTCCCAATAAAGCGCTCTAACTGCAGGGTACCCTCTCAATTTATGATTGATAATACCTAATTCAGCATCAGGTTTCATTTCGTCAATCTGGTTCTGTAATTTTGCTGCCTGATTACCATCCAGTTGGTCCTTTAAATTATTAAACCAGTCGTAAAACAGGGTGGTGAAATCGTTTAACTTTGCGTTACCTAAATTGATAATCGCTTGCATATCCGCTTCAAACTTTCCTTTCTCTTCCGCGGTATATTCATTCATTTTTTGGATAATCAAATCGAGCATTCTTTTATACTGATCTTCTAACCCTGAAACATTGACTTTTTGAAACGGCGATGAATAACCGCACACTTTCTCGTCTGCCCGTTTATCTGTGATTAAATCCGCAGTGATACTAGATACATTGCGAGGTACTTTTATTGTTGCAAGTTGCAACTCGTAAACGTCTGATGTACGGGTTACTGTCGTATCGTTCTTTTTAACTACTAAAAATACATCTCGCACACTTTTATCCACGCGAACCACAATGCTATCCGTCCTGTCTTGCATACTACTTGCTACATCAATACTTAAAGCTTTTGTAGTACTATTCAAGAAGACTTTACCGACAAATGCATAGCCTGAATCTACTTGTACTTTCATCCCACCATTAGGACTGGCAGTAACTTTTAATGCGTTAGCTGTTGTTAGCGAAACGCCATAAGAAAAAAGACCCTCGAAAAATTTCGAGAAGTCGCTATCATCGTACATTCTGTCGCCATCTATTGATAGCCAAGGAAAACTCCATTCCATGTATTACCTCCTATTCCCTGCCCAAAACATCAAAAATGGTAGGTGTTTCTTTCCCGAAAATCGGTTCAATAAAAAGCCCCTTAGAATCATAGGTCTTTTTGATGGTTGTAATTGTTGATGTTTTCTTCAAGTTGTAAAGATTTGATTTAATAGTGATCGTGTCACCTAATTGATAATCTTCACCTAATTTAAACAGTTTAGAGCTTGTGGGAACCTCACCACTCAGTGTCAAAATTCGTTTACGTTCTGAAAGTTTGTTATTCCCTCTATTTTTCAAGACTTCGAGGTATTGTGAATCTGTCAAAGTGACCTCGTCAGTTGTCTTTTGCAAGTCTCGAGCATCTACGTATAACTCTTTTCTTTGTAGACCTGTTTTCTCGTTACCCACCACTACACTTTTACGTTCCGAGCCTTCACCTTCACCGAAAACAATAGCGGTTGAAGATTCATCAAAGTTATTGTTCTGATACCCCGCTTTTGTTAGATTTTCGTATTCGTCTGAAAACTCAATCGTTCTCGAAACATCTCGACCTTTAAAAATAGATAACGTATTACCAGGAACGCCTAATTTAGTAGCTATCTCTCTTATCCCAAAATCGTAAGATGTACAAAGAGTTTCCACTTCTTCGGCTACGACACCATAACTATTCTGATACTGGATAGACTTATTCCCTAAATTAGCTCGGGAATCCAATTTTAAATATTGAATTTTTCTTTTTACATCCGAAGGGTTTACTACTTCATTATTAAGATGTTCCCAAACAATTTGCTCTGGCGGTGCCGTTTTATTATAAGTTCGGTAAACAATACGATCTAATGATTTCCCAAGAAGTGATTTCCCCGACACCTTTATTTGTGCTGTTGCCTGATCGTCTACAACTACGGCATCAACATAGAAATAGAGCCCTTCCATATAAATAACAGTGTCTGGAACAAATATTTGTATATTTTCAGGTGTCAAACCAACAAACAGCTCAAACGTTGAATAGGTATAGTAATTTAATTTAACAGTTAAACTTTTAAACCCATCAAATACTTTTTCGGAAATAAATTTCCATTGATTATCTCGATCCTGAGTAAAAATTTCTAACTCCATTACACACCACCTACCAACGGCTGGAAGTCAAGTTGTACAATTACGTTACCAATACCAGTAGTGGCTTTCACCTGAAAATAGTTATCACCCTTTTCAAGCTGCAGAAAGGTAGAATTAGGGTCTCGCAATGGCATAGCGTTAGATTCAACACCGTTTGGGTCCGTCATGATTGCTTCTTTCTGTCCACGAGTAGTTACCAGTTTAAACTTAGTACCTGCTTCAAATGAACCTTTAAATCGGAAAAATTCCTGAGTAATTACGTTATACACTTCTGGATCGGTAGCTTCTGCACCTAAAGAAAAATAGAACGTGCCTCCCACTGATACATCACCATCATTGGTTACAGGAACAATCTCACCACTTTTTAGTGTAGCAAACTCATACCCTTTCGTTATTTCTAACGGCCACATGTGTTTTTTTGTGGCAACGGCTAGGGGAATTAACGTATTATATTTACTCATATCAGACCAATACGGATCTAAAGCTAGAAAGGTACACGTAAAAGCCTGTGTAATATTTTTAGCTGGATCTGGCAGGTCAGGAGCTTTTACTACTAACACATCAATTTGAAACTCATGATCAAATACTCTGTAAATCAACGTACCTGGTGTTTTGGGATTTAACGTTTTTATCATTTCATGCTGTAAATTGAATAGGTCTTCTGTTCCTTTAGCAATTATTTCACCTTTTATCGTTAAATCACGCTTATCTAAACGCTCCGAAACTTTAATAACACCATCTAGCCCATATTGTTCTTCTGTTATGATCTTATTTTCAACAGCTCCGAAGCCTGTTTTACTTTTAACGGTAAAAGGTGGTTGAACACCGAAACTAATCAAAGAACCTTCCGAGTTCTTGTATATAAGTTCATACATCCATCCTACCTCCTTATCTTCTCAATGTTGCAAGGTCTTGCAACTTGTATTTTGTTTCTCTTGCAATTTCTCTAGGCGTTAAAGGCTCGGGACTTGTAATATATTGTGTAACATTGATATCTCCGTCTTTTTGTTCAGCCATTACACCTCTCACTGCAGTTTCAACATATCCTAACAGCGTGTCAATCGGTGCGACAGCCTCTGCGCCAGCTTCTCCACCTATCATTGCGTTATTTCCATTCATGCCAAATATGGTAGGTTGCGTCATGATACCTCCGTCTTTGTACCATTCTATGCCTAAACTTGGTATTTTACCTTTCAGTAAATCGCCCGCAGACCAACCAGCCGGACTAATAGAAAAGTGAGGCAGCGGAATTTTCGGCCAGCTAATATTAAAGTTAAAGAACCCTTTAATCGCATCTACTACATTTTTCACTAGATTTTTAGCCGCATTCATTGGCCCATCAATAGCATTTTTTACACCATTAAAGATATTAGAGACGGTTCCTGTAATACCACCCCATACATTTGAAATAGTATTTTTCACTGCGTTAACTACATTACTAATAGTATTTCTTACACCATCCCAAATAGATGAAACGGTATTTTTCATACCATTAAATAAATTCTTAACGGTGTTCACCGTTGCACTAACGATATTAGACACGGTCGATTTAATACTATTCCACACCGTAGATGCTGTATTTCTAATTGCGTTAAAAATGTTTGTAATTGAATTTTTTAAAGCATTAAAAATATTTATCACTGTGTTTTTAACAGAAGTAACGATATTGGAAATAGTCGTTTTAATACTATTCCATACACTAGAAGCCGTGTTTCTAATGGCATTAAAAATATTTGTTATCGTGTTTTTCATAGTATTAAATATCGGTGTAACAAAGTTAAGGATAGCCTGCACAGTATTAGAGATTGTTGTTTTAATAGCATTCCAAACGTTAGTTGCTGTGTTTTTAATTGCGTTAAAGACATTAGTAATCGTCGTTTTAATAGCATTAAATATAGGAGTGACAAAATTTTTAATAGCCGTAGAAACTGAAGTAACTGTATTTTTAATTCCGTTCCAAGCGATTGTTACAGAGTAAACGACAGCATCCCATATCTGTTGAAAGAAAGTTTTAAACGCATCAAAAATACCCTTAATAACTCCAATGAAACCGTTAATTATTCCTGTGACGGTATCACCTATTTTTTCCCATACACCGGTAGCAATTGCTTTTATGAGATCCCATAGATATTGAAAATACGCTTTAAAACCATCAAAAATACCTTTCCAGATATTAATTGTATTAACGATTATCGCCCCTACTACAGCGTATATTACATTCCACACTGTTTGTAGAAAATTCTTAATGCCGTTAAAAACGTTTTCTACTGTTTTTTTGAAACCATCAAATGTTTTCTTGCCAGCATCCGTGAATTTCTTCCAAATTTCTGAGACTTTAGCGGTAATATCATTCCACGTTTTTACTAAGCTGTCTTTTAACCCACTAGCTGTTTTAACAATTGAATCCCAAGTTTGTTTAACAAAGTCGGCTATACCATTAAATATCTCTACTGCTTTATCTTTAACGGAGTTCCATGTATCAACTAGAAACTTAGTAAAAGATTTCCAAATTTTTTGTCCCGTTTCCGTTTGGGTGAAAAAATAAATTAACGCAGCTACCAAGCCAACAATTGCTGAAATGATTAACACAAACGGATTCGCATTCATCACTGCGTTAAACGCTGTCTGAATTGCAGCGTACGCCTTTGTAACACCAGAAGCTATTTTAGTAGCTGTTGCTACACCTTTCATGATAATTTTATAAGTTGCTAAAGCAGCCCCTACTCCAACTATAATAGCTTTTAATGAGCTAAAAAGTGCCTTATTTTTAGTTATAGCCTTCGTAAAATTAGCAAAAGCAGGAATGACGTCGTTTACGATAACTTCACTCACAGCTCCTGATATGTCCCAAAGCACCTCGACGATTTTTTCAATTGCTGGTAACACAACTGTATTTATCGTTTTAAATGCAGATTTAAAAATTTCAATCGCTTTAGGCACTACCGCAGTGAAAATATCAGCAAAAGTAATCGACCACGTGCTAAATACTCCTGCTAATTTCGTAAATATCATAGATACTTGACTGCCGGTATCTTCAAAAATACCTTTTATTTCAGGCATTTCTTTTTGCACAACCTGAGCCACATTTTTTATGGCGTCGCTAATCCATTTGAAAGCCCATTGAAGATTCATCACAAAACCAGAATTTTGAATACTATTGAACGCGTCCATAGCTGATTTTTGGAATCCTCCAAAATCTGGTATAACGGCAGCTACCTTGTCACCTAAACCGCTCAAGCCTTTTGTAATGCTTTGAATAATCGATACGACTGTTCCCAAAATAGGCGTGCCTATTTTCGCTAGAAAGTCTTGCCACGCTTGTTTTAAGTTACCCATAACGTTTTCATATCCATCGGCTTCACGAGCTGCCTGTCCTACGGCCCCTGCTTGTTTAAGCATGTTATTGGCATAGTCTAAACGAGTAGCTTGTTTTGTCGCTTCATCTAGGTTTTGCCAATCTTTTGTAGAACCTACTACCCCCTGGGAAATGGCAAACTGGGCCATCTGCGTATCATTGGCAAAAATACCTATCGCCTCGCCTGCCTCATAATTCCCTTTCAAGAATGAAGTAAGAGAGCCCGACGCGTCTTCCAACGAAACATCATAGAAAGCCGCAGCATCTGCCGCTAAGGTAGTTGCTTGCTCTGATTTCTTCATTGCGGCTTCTGTATCTAGCCCTAAACCTTTAAACATTGAAGTAATTCGAGAAAATGTCGGCTTTATACGGTTAGGTAGGATATTCATTTTTTTACCCATGCCATCTACCATTTTTTGTGCTAACGGTTCTAACTTACCAAAAACCTGGGTAAATTGTGCATTCAAAGCTTGTGCACTTGCCGCGGCTTCTACGCTTAGCTTCCCAAAATTAACGATTTTTTCTACGGCAAAAGCAGCACCAATTGCTAGCGCTGCTTTTTTAAAGAACCCCACTAATTTACTTGTTGTTGATTGTCCCTTAGATTCCGTCTCGTCCAAAGCCTTATTGGCTTCACCATTATCGACACCGATTGTACCAAAAAGCTTGAAAATTTCGCCCATTAAGACACCTCACCTTCTTTTCGAGGTTTAACAAATTGACTAGCAAAATCTAATGCTTTTTGTTGTTCTTCTTTTGTGATAGATTTCGCTTTATTTTTACGTAAAGGTCTGTATTTTTGTTGTTCTTTAAATTCTTGTAAAGACTGCGTCATCTGTGTGTGCAACCACTGATTGTAGATTTTTTCTTCTTGTTCCACTTCTTGAACATAAAAAATAAATTCCATTAAGTCACACAAACGATAGGTACGAAGTAACGATATCGGATCTCCGTACCTTTTGAACAACAAATCTTTAATTCGGTGTTCGCCGTCTTTTATTTCAATAAGCTGGCGATAGAAGAGAAAAAATCAGCTAGTTCTGGTTTCTTAAAGAAATCGACTAATAAAGTCGTATACTCCTTTAATCCAAGAGCTGAAATTTCTTGTACGGAGGCGCCTGTTAACTCTGCTAAAAGTCCATTTATATCACTCTTAATATCTTTTAAGTTAAGCATGACTTTTTGCAACATCGCTGCGCCCATTTCAATGCCACGCTTAGTAGCTTCTTTGTCAGCTTTTTCTTTGGCTGCATCAATTTTTTTCTGTTCTGCTTTTGTCGGCTCTTTCGTTTTATGATCAAACAGCTCTACCTTTTCAGCAGATTCGATATTTTTTTCAAATAAATTGATAAACTCATCTTTTACATCAAGTTTTCCGACAATGGTTAGTAATGTAAATAAGTCATCACCTTTTAATTCACGCATTTCTAAAGTCATTTTATTATTCCTCCATGTAAAAAGGACGACTATCGAGCCGCCCTTTATTAGTATTTTTTACTTTGCTGGGATTGTCACAGAAACAGCCGTACTCCACTCGGAACCGAAGCTGTGTTCATTTAAATAGGCTGCTTTTTCTATATCATTTGAACCTTGTCCCACTTCGCTAAAGCCCTGAACATATAGAAAAATTTGATCGTTCGGCTTAGAGCTAGGTATATTTGCCTTTAGCAGCTTCCAGTTGTTTGTTTCACTGTAGCCCATCATAGTAGCTTGGCTAGGTTCCGATTGATTAGCACCGCTATAATGAATGACATAACTAGTTGACCCATCACTTGCCCATGATACTGAAATAGCCCCGTCTTCTTCAACAGTTGCCTGCACGTTTTTAGGGACTTCGGGACGTACGGGTACAGGATTATTTGAAGTCCCAGGGTAATAAATGCGGAATGGGAATTCATCATTTATTAGCTGTTCATAAGAAGCATTAGCTGTGATTTCCTGTTCAATTACTACCTCTTTGCCATCCTCTGTTTTAATTTCAAGTCCGCTTTTCACCAATCCGTTATCTAACGCAACGATGATAGGCTGTTTCGTTCCATTATGAATACCCACAACGGCCATGTTAGGGATATAGTCCCCTTCTTCTAAATAGCGTTTAGGTTTAATAATTTTATAACCAGCAGGTGCTTCATCTGTAGTAGCATCTGTCATCGTAGCATTTAATGATCGGCGTAAATTTTCTGCTGTTAATTCAATCAAGTTGGCTTTCATCGTAGCTGTGGCTGATTCAAGCACATTCAAACCTACTACGTCCATAATATAAGCACCGTCTACTTCCACTTTACGGTAAGAAAGTTCTGTTTTGATTTCTACACCACCAGAAGTTGCCCCCATGGGAATACCGGTAAACTCCTCTTTCTCTTTATCGTATTTAAAATCGGTAAATACTGTCGCAGAATCAATGACAAAATTGTCTGCGGTTGTTTTTGTGTACCCTGTTTTAGGTAATGCCATACTCTTTTTTCCTCCAATCGACCGCTACATAAAAGCGGACATTTCTTCTTTTTAACAGCTCTTCATTTGTTGGTATTTTATTTGATCCTTGAAAACTAAAAATAAGATTTAGTTCTGGCGTTAGTACCCTTTTGTAACCCAGAGCTGTTTTTAACTTGTCTTCTAGAACAAGCAGATTTAAAAACGAATTATTTTTGTCAAAAATATCAATATCCAGATAAAAACCATCTTGATTTCTACGAATAGGCTCGGAATCAAAATCAAAGGTGGCGTATGGATAGATAACCTCTTTTCGGGGGTTCGTTTCTAAAAATGTTTCTGGATGTATCTCTTGTAAGATTCTTACCAGCTCTTGTATAAACTCTTCCATCGCCTATCCTCCTTTAAATGTAGCTCCGTACTCTTTCCCTAGAATTTCAATGACTTTTTCTTTATTCTGACGAAAAGCGTTTCTTAAAAACTTTTGTGGTTTCTGCCCTCTTGTAAAATGCCATTCGCCATCTGGTCCTTCAAAAAACCACCCGCCTTTACGTCCTGAGCCGTTTTCAGCAAATTCTCCGGTTCCGAACTCAACATAAATGGCGTATTGTTCTGGCGAGCCGACAATGCCGACCACTTTTCCTCCAACAGCCTTAAGTTGATAGTCTATCCGGTCTCGCAACTGTCCTGTTTCAACTGGCGCACCAGACTTTGCAGCAGCTTTGATAATCATGAGGACTTTAGTCATACCCCGTTCTGCCGTCGCGTCTAACTCTTTTTTTACCTTGTCTTTGTAGCTGATAAATTTAAAGTCATTCTTCGCCACTTAAAACACCTTCAAACTTCAAATAAATTTCATTGTGATGCTTTATGCCAACAGGATTATCGGAATACGTAATATCGTAATAACGATTTGTTTGATCAACTACTCGCATATTGTCTGTTATCCCCTCAATAAATTCGGGAATAATAAGAATGTGTGTAGATTCTTCTACAAATGCGTTCTGTTTCGTTGTTTCATCTGTTCCTGTCACCAAGTCGATATATCCAGAAACTTCTTTAAACAAGCCCCAATCGTCAATAAGCCCTCCTAATCCGTCAGGCTTTTGGCCTTTGACCTCTTGTAGAAAAAAGGTTTGAGGTGAGTACATTATCCCCACCTCATTTTTTTATATTTATTTAAAAAACTGAACTTTGCTGCAGGAAAGCCCTCGATATTATCACTAGCGTTCACATCGTAATACGTGATAGACATTCTAGCGATAGATTCTGACTTAATGCCTAACTTTGCGCCCATCGATTTTTTAAATCGTAAAAGTTCTTCAATACCCATTTTAATATCTGCTGGATACTCTACTTTTGTAATAAAAGCACCAGAAAAAGAGCCCTCAAAAAAAGGCTCTTCAACATCTGTTTCCAGTGTCTTTTCTGTGATAGCTTCAACAGTTGTTAGGCAATCGTTTACTTTAGAATTACTAATTTGAATCGTATCACCTACTCGTAAACCAAGAGGGTTATCTTTTAACACAATAGAATTACCCTTAAAAACAACATCCCTAAAGCGTATATGAACGTTTTGAAAATTATTATTGGTTAGTTGCCTAACTGTCTGTTCGAACGCGTCTAAGTCACTCTGAGTAACCGATGGATCAATTTTTTTTGCTTCTTCAATGCTGATAATCAAGTTAGCCACCTCCTAAGATGCAGGTGTACCTGTTACTGCAATAGAGGTTGTAAACGCACCGGAAGTAAATTCAAATGTCGCTTTACCTTCTGCAATAATTGAGCCATCAAATCCACCGTTTTTATTTTTAGTGATAGTAGCAACACTCTCATTACTAGATATCACTGTAATTGCTGAAATTACAGCTTGTGCGTTTGTGGCATCTACTGGATTAGCTGCAATAGTAAATGTCTTAGTTGCGCCTACTGCACCCGTCCATGTTTTCTGACTAGGCGTGATACCCGTTGCTGGATTAGTAGGCGTTACGCTTTTTTTACTGCTTTTAAAATAGCTACTTTATTTTTTTCAGGGATGTGTTTACCATATTTTCCAGCTCCCTGGATTGCTACTCCGTTAAAATCTTCGGAGTCAATAGCACGTGTTACAGAAATACCAACGCCCGCAATACCTACGCTATCCGCGGAAAATTGAGCCATTTCCCCAGTTTGTAATTTGCTTTCTGGAATTTCAACCAATACAAAACCTTTAAATTTATATATTGTTTGTTCATCAATGTTAGCACTTGAATTTTTAGTTGTTGTTGCTAAACCATTGTCTACTAAAAAATCATAAACATCAGGGTGAACATAAGCAACCCAAGCAAGAGACTTAGAAACTAAATTATTCACAAAAGTCTTATGCGCCGTTGAGAACAGCTTAGTTACTCCTTCACTGGTTAATTCAAACTGAATCGTTTCAGAGGCTGCATCAGATAATGCTTTACCTAATAAACCGTCGATATACTCAGCCCAAGCAATCGCTTGTTCCTCTAATCTTTCAGCTACTACTTCGTCAGCGTCATCGTTTACTGTGATATTATCCACTCCTTCGTGAATCGCTAACGGAGATTCATAAGGAACCGTTGTATCAATAGATTTAATTTCTTTACGTGGCCCAAAACGATTAGAGTTGCCAGTTCCTGTACCAAACGCTACGTTTTCACCAGTGTTGTAGGGTTGCATTACCACAGGTGTATCTGAAGTTTTTAGCAACAAAAATGTGTCGCTATCTTTTACAGCATCCGACGTCTGCAACTTCCCTCCAAACGCACGTAAAAAATAAGATTTTTTCTCTGTAATTTTGGCTAATAAGCCTGCATATTGTTTCGTGTAAAATTTTGTAGCCATAAAAAATTCCTCCAATTACTCGTATTTTGATAAGATTGCTTCAAATGGATCTTTTTCGTTTGGTTCCTTCCCTTTTGGCAGTTTGTTATCAATTGGTTGATAGCCAGCTTTATTTTCAGCCTTTTTTTTCGACTTATCATCGAGTGTATCCTTCTTTTCAAAATAATCAGGGATAGAGGCTTTCAAGTCTTTTACTTTGCTTTCCAAGTCCTTCACGTTCCCGTCTTTATCGAGTTCTAATTCACCCAACTTAAATAAAGCGTAATCAACATCCTTAGCCCCCGCACTTTGTAAAGCAGCAGATACTTGGCTGTTGATTTTCAAGTCTTTGTTTTCCTTTTCCAATGCGTCGGCCTTTTCTTTTAAATCAGCTAGTTCACTTTGAACATCCGGATTGTCCTTTGTTTTTTCTTCTAGTGATTTTAACGTTTTATTGGCTTCGGCTAACTGGCTTGAAAGATTATTGTATTGGTCTTTTGGTACTGCGTGTGTAGGAAATTCTTTATCAATTTCCTTGTTAGCAGCTTCCGTATCCACCGTACCGTCTTCCTTCGTATGTTTCGCTAAAATTTGTTTAATCCATTCCATTGTTTCTACCTCCATAGCATTTATATAGCGGTCGCTGCCGCTTAGAGTGTCAGAATATACCGTCTGCTCGGTGATGGTGCCCTTTTAACGTCATAGCCCAGGACAAAATAAAAAGCCTAACAGTTGCCAGACTTTAAACAATGCTCTTGTAAATTTTTGATGTTGAAACTGCCTGCCCATGTCACCACGTCGTTATTATCTTTATTGATTTGAACTACTGGTGCAGACATGTGGCCTGCCTCTTTTAAAATATCAGCATAATCGCTGATTGGTAATTCTGTGTAGTGAATCCCCTTTTCATCAAGCCACCGTTTAGTCATTTTACAGGGTTGACAATTGCGTTTTGTAAAAATTGTAATGCTCATTCTGTTATCCTTCCATGTCATCTAATACTTGTTGTTTTGCTACATCTAGCATGCCTAATAGCGGCAAACTTCCATTTTGACTGTAATAAGTAGTGACATCTCCATTAGGTCGCTGCACAACGATTACAGCCTGTTCAAAATCAGGTTCTTTACTTGATACCCATTCGTAAAACTCTTTGTTTGTTAGACCACGCTCTTTTTTACGTTGGATATCTTTAATAGTTTGGACTTTTTTCTCCATAGGTTTTTCCTTTCTCAAAAATTCTTCGTATTCTGCGTCTAAATGGTCGTAAGGATCTTCCATCTCATGGCCTCCTTTAGGTACAAAGATAGCATCTAGCCAGTTTTGGCTAGATGCTTAAAATACAATTTTATCCCATATATCTTTATCTATTTGATTTAAAGGCTTATTTTGATTAACAGAACTTTTCAATTTTCTCGTGCTTTCAGTGAAATCTTCATCGGTCGCTCCCAGAGGGTCAAGCAAAATAACACGAGCCAAACTATCCTTGCCAAACTTAGCTTCGTATATTTGTTTAGCCTCAATAAATTTTTCATGTACTTTACTCATTTGCTCACCCTTTCAATATTAGCCCTATAACTAAATTGAGAAATTCTTCATCATCCGTAATATATTTTTTTATTGGCCTACCGTTTATTATACTTTTTAGCTGTCCGCCCTGTGGCTCAAATAAACTTTCCAAACCGACACTTAAAACTTCTGTGGCATTAGGATATACCTTACCTATATATGGACTGATAAAATTATCTTTTTTAGTTACTTCACGATTGCTATAACCGCTCCCTGGAAATATTTCTGACAATCGAGTCGGTAGCTCCCCTCTAGTTCGAGCTTCGATAAATTCTTTTTCTATCCTTACGACATCAGGGTTAAAACACTCGATGAGATGTCCTATCTCATGAAAAGGGGTTGTAGCCCTACCCGATAAATGGATGGTAACAAAATCTGTTTTAAACCCCTCAATATTTGTTTTATACCGTCCCCTTTTATCAAGCAAACCGTTAAAGAAAAAGCCTCTTTTATTAACCCCCGAAAATAGTTTTTTATCATTTCTTGCCAATAAGTCAGCCCAATTTTTAGGATAATATGAGAAGGCGTTATTTAATTGTTCTTTCGCTTTTTTCTCTGATCCCTTCGCCCAGCTCTCTGAAGGGATTTCTCCACCCATTTTTCTAAATAGTGAGAAAGTGTCTTTCAACCGTTGCTTGTCGCCAATTATTTTATCTATTTGGTAATGTTGATTAATTAAACTTCCTAGCTCTATTATATCATCCTTTGTTGCTTTTGACATATCAATGTTGTTTAATTTATTACGAATAATAACTTCTGGGCTATTATTACTTAATCTTGAAGCTAACCAATCGTCGTAGCTTTTAAACTTCGACATCTCTTTAGATTCATTATCTTTTCTAAGTTCAGGGCTGATACCGTCGACAACTTCAATTGTTGTACATCGGCAATTCACATCTTCTGATGCTACCCCAAACATCCGCGGACCTTTTGCCGAATGCCCTCTAATGGTAAACTCTTCGTCTACATCAACCTCTTTACCATCTAGCTCTTGATGGGTTCGTCGGGTATGTTTATCAATCGTGGCAAGCCATTTCTTTTTAATATCAATGCCTAAATCTTTTGCTTCTTCATAGCCTTTTTGAGTAGTAGTAGACTGAGTACGTCCTGCTTCTGTTCTTGCAATACGTAATGCTTGTTTGTAGCTAGCTTCTGTTTCCTCATTAATTCGTCTAGCTATTTCAGCATAACTTTTCCCCTCAAATAAGCCTGTTATGATATTGTTAGTCACATTTTGGGCTAATTCATCACGGTACTTGTATAAACGCTTTGAGAGCCTCTTACCCGCTACAGGTGCATTGACGAGATTCATAATATAATCATGGTTAATTAACGGCATACTTAGTGCTATATTCTGTGACTGCTCTAGCGTATACCACAGTCCATAATATCCCTGTTCAGCTTGTTTTGCAGAATAACCTTTGATAGTTTTTTCAACTTTCGGTGAGTTTAACTGAAGAATGGCATTAATTTCATCAGCAACACTAAAAAGTCTCTCTACTTCCAAACGGGTGGAAAAAGAAAGACTTTCTGCATTTTCTGTATAAACTTTTAGTCGCTTTTTGATGTCGATTAATGATTGACGATAAACATTAAATAGCTGATTATCCGTTTTCTGGTAATTGGCCTTCTGTAGATCCTGTAGCTCCTTCTGCCATTTGTTGAGTTGGGGCATCTGGGTTCACCGCCGTTTCCTCTTCATCGGTATTATCCGATAAACCTTTAGTATATTCTGCTTCTTCCAAGGCTTCTTTCACGTCTTCCCAATCAAGGTCAAACTGTTCGCAGATAAGACGTAAAACGTTGTCGTCGTCAAGGCGAGGTGCTACTTGCAAGATAGATTCAAGGATAATTTTTCTTGTCTCTGCTTCGGTTTTCTCATTGTTAACAATATCTGTTTCATTCACCATTACTTCTCTAGTAAACGTAAATGAAACTTCTGTTGGGTCAAATGCTTTAGTATAACGACGATTAATGTCATCAATAACAAGCTTATTCATCCATTCTAGTAAAGCTCGTAGTCTGGCTTCAGTTTTGTTGGCTTTCATGTTTAATAGTGTATAACGTGCTTTTATCACTATGTTGGTGATATTCCCGTCGCCTACTTGAGTTGAATCAAAGGCCATTCCAAACTTATAGATATTTTCTTTATCAATCTCCATTTTGGTTTTACGCCCTTCTGTTGGAATCGTTACTGTTTTAACATCTAATCCCCCATCTGAACCAGTACCAACAACCTTTTTAGATTTAACATTTTGTCTTAATTTTGAAAGATCATCACCTTGGAAACCTGATACAACGTAAATGGCTTCCGCAAAATCTTGTAAATTGTTTGATAAAAAACAATTCATTAAGTCGTAATCATCTATCAGTGCTTTAATAGGCTTTAAATCCGTCGTTTCCTGTTTATTATTTGATAACCGATAAAAAGGTATTTGTCCGTAGCTTCGTTGCAATAAGCTTTCGCTCTCACTATCAACTGCTAAAACATGTGGTCTTGGGTTAATTGGTTCAGATTTATCTAGTTCGTAGTCTTTGTTATCCTCAGCAACAAAGAAATAAACGTTCTGGTCAGTCCATATCTCTGCGTGATGGATATCAACTGTCTTTCCATCTTTCTCTATTTCAGTGACATAATGGCGGCAAATACGCTGTAATTCATTGTATTCGTTATATACACCAAATACGTTTAAACTATCCGCTACTTGAAAACATAACCGGTCTTCCGCATTGGTTCTTGCATAGACATACTCAAAGCCTTTTTGACTCGAACCTTCCACAAGTTCCTGCAGCACAACTTGAAACTCTGAATTATAGTACTCTGCTAAATACTCTTTAAGTTCTTCGTTTTCTGTTTCGTATTCAACAGGGTTAGATAATAAATATTGGGTTTTTTGGTCGACAATTTCTGGGAAAAAGCCGTGTGGGATTCGAACGTTTGAAGCGTATTTGTCTTCTCGTAGTATCCCCTCGTCGTCCACGTAAAAGATACGATTGTTCATGATATCGTTCTCATGGTTATAGTACCGAATACCTGTCTCTGCCTCTCTTTTTGAGGAGGATTTTCGGTCTTTGTCTATTGCCGCTTTCAAAGCGTTGGCAATAATTTTAACGTCTTCACTAAGTAAGGCTTCCATTTACAGCCTCCTTTCTTTTGGTATAATCTTAGTTATCAGCAATAATTTGCTGAAGTAGTCAACGAAAGGTGGTGAAAAATTATGTTGCGAATTAATTTGAAAAATGGGACTTATATTGATGTTTCTGATTTTAAAAAGGTTTCCTATTATTTAAGTGGAACTCTAAAAGAAAAAACAGCAAAAAATTTTAATGAATTTGTAATTGCTGACAATAGGACCTACGTTTTTGAAGGAAGCACTACCGTTTCCTTAAACGGCAGCGAAATATTGTATATTGAATTAGAACAAACTGAAAGCTAGTAAACAGCTTTTATTAGCTCTGCAATGGACGCAACCATTGCGGGGCTTTTTTCACATTCAGATTCAAAATATACTTTAATAAAACGGTATATAGCCTCAAGTGCTTTATGCTTTTCCTTTTCATTCTCCATTATCATTCACCTCTTTCTAGTATAGCCATTTATTTGTATTCTTAATTTCTCTAAGCAGACTAGCTGCACTATCTGGTGCGTCGTCGTGTTCTGCATTCTCCGTATAGTCCAATATCTCGGCTATATATTCTTTGTCTGTGTCTTCAAGCCAAATAATTTGGCTCCAATACTTCCGCAAATAAGAAGATATCTTGATAAACTTATTTGTTTTTTCGTGATATTTTTGTACGTATTGACCGCGTTCGATTAGATGTTTAGCTAGATATCCCTTATCGCCGTTCGTTTCGTTATAGAAGGTTCCTGCCTGGTAATGTTGGTGTAGTTGCAATATCTCTGGTATACAATCATCAACGTGTTTCTGCCATTTCTTGCCATACCCAATAAGCGTTCCGTCCTTTTGTTCTTTAAAGATGGTAAAGGCTGTGCTGTCATCCCCACCGTAAGCCGCGTCGATGTGGGCTACACCGTTATAAATAAGATTGGTGTTGTCTGTGTAAGTTGGTGCAGTAAATAACGATTCACTATCAGCAATATGTTTTAACTCATAGTTTGCCGCAAAGAGAGACGGCGTCATAGACTGCTGTAACGCTTTACGTTGTTCTTTGTCAATCAATCCTGTTTCGTAACAATCGAATTTCTTGACGTTAGGCATTTTAGAGATTGCGTCTTCTTTATGCCAAGGCGTCCCTGTGTTAATAAACCTGCCGCCTCGGTTCTTCACATTCTGCAATTCTTGATACTGCAGCTTTGTTTTCTCTCGTTCAGCACGACTTACTCGGTCTTTAATGTTGACAATATCATCGGTGATAACGATATCCGCATGTTTCCCAGTTAGAGAAGCATAAATACCCATACCAAGTAATTGAGAGGTTCCTCGACTAGATGTTTTTAAGTTGGTATCTATTTCCGTGGTGGTCTCTTTCAAAAGCACTAATTCAACGTTGTATAATGCAAATACAAGCGTTTTAAAGTATTTGCTAGATAAAACCTTTGCCACTTGCAAAATAATCTCTACGACGTCCGTATCGGTCTTACGTAAGAAGATAATGTTTTTATTTGGAAAAAGAACCATCAACAATGCAATTGCAATCGCCAAGGTAGTTGTTTTAAATGAGCC